TTCGATAATATGCGGCTGTATGGTAATCAAAAAGCGTCGGGAATAACTTCTCGGCGCTTTTACTTTTCCCTAAACAAGAAATCTCCCGCCCTCAAACGAGAGCGGGAGAAAATTTTTACATCACCTTAATAAACGCACTTGGATAATCTTTCTTGACCTTTGCCAAATATGCCTCGGCATTTTCCCTGGAACTAAAAGCCCCGACCTGCACATAAAACATCTCCTCGGTTTTTACCGTTTCCGGAGCAAACATATTTTGAAACTTTCTCCAGCCGGCAAGCTCTGCCTCTGTGTGTGTCCACATCGCAGGACAAAGCTTGCCTGTTACCTGGTGGTGCATGATAACATGGTCAGCGGAAATGCCGTATGTTTTCATCAGGTGCTTGACCAGCTCAGCTGCCAATGCCAGCTCTGCATCGGTGAAATACCAGTCCGTGTCATCTGCGCTCAGAGACTTCCTGTTTTTCTTGTTGCTGCAAATCTCAATGTTAATGCAGTTGCTGTTTCGACACACGCCATAATATTTGCCGCCCTCGGAGGTGGACATCTTGGTGTATTTCGCCCCGCCTGCACCCCACGAATAGCGGTTTGCGATATCGGGATTATAGCAGACTACATTTTCATCGTCAACGATAAAATCAGCACTGGCAGGATTGGCGGGATTTGCTCCTGCCCTGAACCATGCTGCAAGATTATGTGCACTTCCCGCAGCTGACGATGTGCCTGCTGTATAGTGTATTACTATCCATTCGATAGACCGTCCATTTGCAACAGTGGTGTTGGCAGTGCCTGTATCCATTTTGATGTTAATGCTCATCGTCATCGTCCCCCTTATTCTCAGCTGACTTCTTCACACTCTCCGCAATTTTCATAAGAAAAGGCGGCAATGGCGTGCCTATATCACGTATATTTTCGAGAATTGAAATTATCTCGTTGGCAATGAGCCATACTGCCGCTACAGAAGCGACAACAAAATTAAGCCCGATGGATATTCCCGCCGTGCCGACGGCATATGACAGCAGCCAGTCGAGCATAGCACCTATCGCAACCAGCAGCCACATACAAATCTTCTTAGCTATCCCACGAAACGATTTGTACGAGCTGATAGCCTCGCTGCGGTATTTGGCAGCACACAGCCCAGTTATGTAGTCGATGATGTTGCAAGCAATAAGTATCAGCATGGGTACATACAGGATACCCAGCCATGATGCGAGCAGCGCTCCAACCGTGACGGAAATTTCTTTTACTCTTTTCATTTTTATTCCTCCTTACACCCTCAGAACGAAATTGCCGACCATTCCGACATATGTGTCATCACCGATTGTAAAGACACTGCCTCGGACAGGTTTTTCCATACCGCCGTCGGCGGACATAACATGATTTTGGATAACCCCTGAAGCCGCAAATGTAAACGGCTTCATGCAATAAGACGAAGTAGTGCCGACCGCCTCGGTTCCGTAATATTGAGAGTTGCCGTTTTGAACACCATTTCCAATAAACCAGCCAAGATTATAGGTATCCGCAGTAACTTCAACGCCACACTCGGTGCCGTCAAATTTGGTAGCCGAATGGATAGAACAGCACCACGGAGTCTTACCAAGACCCAGACCAACCATATCCGTATCAGAGATGATATAGAGATACGGGTCTCCACTCAGAGCAACGCTTGATGATGACCAGGCAGGAGACTGGTTGCCCGTCTTAGTTGATACCGTATAGTTGCCGCTACTATCTACTTCAATGGCGATAGCCTTGTTGTTAATGTTGACAAACTTCGGCGTCAGTGTGCAGCCTGTTTCCGTATATGTGATGTCAGCGACAGTTGTCAGCAAATCTTCCACAGAATTTAACCATGCAATAATTTTGGCAGTGTAGTTAGCCTGTGTCCTGTCATCTTTCGACATACCCAGCGTAGGCTGATATTTGTAAAGCTTTCCCATTATCCTATAACCTCCGTATCTGCAATATCAACAGCTTCTCCCACCGCATAAATCGGCAGGACCTGTCCATACAACGTTAATCCGCCTGTTTTCAATCCGCCATCACCCCCTTTCTGTGCCACCTTAAAACGGTTGCCACCGTCATACTGTCCCATAATAGTAACAGCTCCGCTGCCGTTGAGGTACAGTGTGCCGTCGCCGAAAATATCACCGCAATTTGCAATGACTACGCTGCCGTCTTTTGGCACCGCAACAACGCCGTCAGCGCCTGCCGTGCAATTCGCATTTACTGTGGAAATGTACACCGTGGCGCTGCTATCGTTTCTTACCGCAAAATATGGATATCTGCGGTCAAATTCGACAACGGTCAGACCGCTGACATTTACTGTAGTTTCCTGTGTTGTTACCATGATTTTTCCTCCTTAGGTTGATTTAAATGTGTTGTAAAATGTTTCAGCAACATCTTTGGCAATCGCTATCAATTCATCTACCGATAATTCGTAATTCGGGAATCCATTGCTTTCACCTGAATATGGGAAAACGTTATATGTATTCCGTGATGTATATGATTTTGTCTGCGTGCGAATACTCTCACCTGTTGGATAAAAATATTCAGTAGTTATTGTATATGGCATTGTATATGTTACCCGTCCGCCGTCAGCAACAGCACTTGGCGTAATTGATGTGTACGCCCCTTGGGTCGTATCAACCTGATACAGATAAACCGTTCCCTCATTTACCCTATACCACATTGTTTGACCGTCTTCACCCATTGCCGAGCCTATAACAGGATACCCGTCTTTGCATAGCAGTCGATAATATTCCTTTTTTGTAATATAGTATATATTATCAGATATCATTTCTTCAGTCTTAGGATATGCAATATTACACTTTTTCAATGTAGAAACGTTTCGGAAACGCACGGAAACTTCATACTTGCCAAATGTGAGTGATGCCTCGGAGGCAAATGTAGCTATCGACTGTGTAGACAGCCCGCCACCGCCGCTGCTCTGCGGCACATCAACCATCACAGGCTCAAACCCCACATACCCCTCAGCCTTTTCAGCGTCGGAAACATTGTATGTGCCGTTTTCCGTTATAGTTATGGGCTTGACCTTGCCGCCCTTACCATTCGCCAGCCCCAGCAAATACCACATCATATCATCCATCGCCGCTCACCTCGCTTGTCGTGGGAATAATGTTGCCGTCATTGTCCTCAGTAATGGCGTACTCAAAAATCTTGCCGTTGTAGTTCGCCCGGAGGCTTTTGCCGTCCTCAGCAATTTTCACCGCAGTTGGAAGCATACCGTTAAGAAGCGCCCCCGCAAATCTGGCAACACCCTCTCCTGCCATCTCAAAGCCGTATTCGGTTTTAGAGTTCTCGTTCACAAATTTTATGCCCTGTCGGGTCATTTTCGTGTTGCCGTTGACCTCGCCTATCTGTACACGGTCAGCCAGAGGGTCATATTCATTCTCCTGCACACTGTTCCGCCCCATTTCGGCATACAGCCCAAAGTCGGTAATTCTCAGGCGGCAGAAGTTCGTCACAAGCGTTGTTTCACCAAAGGTAATGCCCGCCCCGGGGGCAGGATACGCACTTACAAGAGCCTTGCAGCTCCACGCCCTGTAGGACTTGTTCTGTATCGCACCGATGACCGCACCTGCCAGCTCTTCCGAGGCATAGACCGAACTTATCTTCATCGTGTGATATGCGTCCGTGCCGCCGCCCGAAGCGTATGTCCTGCTGCCGTCAGTCATGATAACGCTGCCGCAAACCTTGGTCAGACCATATTCAATGCTGCTGTACTTGTCAGCCGAAAACAGCGCCGATGATGCGCCGCTGGCAAAGGGCAGAAATGTAAGCACCCCGCCCTGTACGAAGAAACAGCCGCAGGCCGCCTCCGCCAGGTCGGAGAGTATTTCCTTGGCAGTCCGTCCGAAGACCTTGTCCTTGGGGCATTTGGTGATTTTTGTGCCGATGATGTCACCCGCAGCGATCTCCGTAAATCCGCATATGCTTTTGATGTTGGCAAGCACGGCGCTTACAGATGCAAATTTGGGCTTGTTTTTCTTGTCAGAGCTGTTGCTGCTATCGCTGCTGCCGTTGCTGTCACTGTCGGACGAACTATCACCGCCCGAGCTGTCATCCTCCGCCGTGAAATCACTTTCTTCAAGGGTGCATTTGGCAGATGTGAACATCGCCCTGTCATAGCAGGTGAAGCTCAGCCTGCCGCCCGAGGGCTTTCGGCTGCTGACATAGAACACGGGCAACTGGGTCCCGCAGGAGACCAGCACTTCGGCGCCATAGGGAAACAGCCCCACGGTGTCATCGTCATAGTCGCAGGCAGGAACATCAAAGGTCAGCTGCTGACTGCAAACGCCCCTTGCACCGTATCCGTCCGCAGTGTATGATATCTGCAGGTTATTGAAGTGCGGCACATCAATGCCGCCGATGCTCAGAGCAAGGCTAAAGGCGGGAGCCGCCCACAGGAGCGGCACTTTCAAGGGTCAGGGACATATCCCATTCAAGCCCCTTGCCACGGCTCACAGCCTTGTAAGCCGTTTTCTTGAACTGTGCCGACACCGCTGCAGGGGAGGAGTAGGTCACAGGAAATGTCTTTCCGCTGACAGCGCCCGATATCTTAGCCGCCGCAGATGTGGGGACCTTTTTCAGCGTGATGTTCAGCGTAATGATATCCCCTATATAGCCGCCCACAGTGGAGCCGTCATGGTTCTCAAATGCGCTGCTGTCCTTTTTGGGGGCGGAGCTGACGGTAAAATCCGTCACATATCCGTCTGCCCTGACGTTGTTGATAACAAGTTCAAGCATATTATCTTCCTTTCTGCACATTGACGCTCTGGGTGTAGTCCAGCGAATATTCACCGCACACCTTGCTGTCAAGGGTGAGGTCTCCGCCTGTGACCTCCACATTCACATTTACATTCCGGTTCCCACTGTTTTCCGCAGCGTTCTTGTATGATACCTCGGTGGCAACAGTGCCGCTCACCTGAGTAAAAGCGGAAATGTTCATCAGCTCGGACAGCTTGCCGCCAAAACCGCTTGCGAACTGCTCCGCAGCTGCCGCACCCGAATCATAGGCGTTCACCCCCATGTCCGTGAGAGCCGCCGCAAAGGCGTTCTGCATATTTTCAGCGTCCTTGGCGTAAAGGTCGGCGGACAGATCATCTGCTATCTGCTCCTTGCGTTTATACAGCTCGATGACCTTTTGGCGCTCTTCTTCACTCATACCCGCAAGGTATTCTGCCATCTTGGCACCGTCCTCGGCGGACATACTGTTCAGCTCTTCCAGCAGAGCAGCACTTGCCCCGTCCTCTTTCAGAGCCTTGATGTCAGCGTGATATTTCTCCATGGCGGCTATCTGCTTTTCAATGTCATTTACCTTGTAGATGGTGGTCTCATTGCCGTCCTCGTCCGTTTCCTTTTCAACGGAAAAAACAGAACCGCCCACAGCCATGAGCCGTGAACGGTAGTCGCTCTGTGCAGTGAGCATATCGGAATATTTTTTCTGATAAAGGGCGTTCAGGTCGTCAAGGCTCTCGCCTGCGCTTTTTATCGCCTTGTTCTGGCTGTCCTCCCGGTCGTCCAGAGCTTTTTTCTGCTGCTCCTGCTCATAGGCACGGAGCTTTTCGTAATACCCCCAGTGCTCGGTGTTGCTTTCATCGCCGTATTTTTCCAGCAGTTCAAGCCGCTTTTGATACAGCGCATCTTCATCGGCAATAATGCCCATGGCGTACTCATGGTCAAGCTTCTGCCATTGGTTTTTAAGCTCCTCGTCATTCATCTGTTCGGCGGCAGTCTCGGCGAGGGTCTTGTTGGCTTTGAGCTTTTCCTTGCCACGTTCCAGAGCATCAAGAGCGGCTTGGTTCTGCTGCTCGATGATGTCCTGATTCATCATGCGTGATACATCTATCTCCGTATCGCCGAACTTACTTATAATGTTCCTGCGCTCCAGGAGCTGAGTATTAAGAAATTTATTCTGCTCTTTGATACCTTCAATTTCCTGCTCGGCAGCGTCAAGCTGAGCGTTAAGGTCAGCCATAAGCGCATTCTGTTCAGGGTCGCTCCATGTGTTGTGGATATTATCTCTTTGAATGTTTATCTGCTGCCGCTGATTGTACAGCTCCATGAGACGTTTGTTGTTGTCATCGACCTGCTTTTCCATATCGTCATAGCCGTCAAGAGCCGTTTCATAAGCCTGCCTGTTGTCGTCAGGGTCATTGCTGTCCGCAAGCTGACCCAGAAGCTGTATCTGTGTGGCTATTTCCCTATTGGCGTCATTAAAGCTTTCCTTTATATCTCCCTCATACCCTATAAGGTCTCTTTGCCCGTCAATGTATGAAGCCAGAGCAACGCCTCCGCCGATAGCAAGAGTTCCCACAGCCACCCAAGGAACGGCATTCATGGCAATTCCCAGAGCACCTGTGGCAGTGGCAGCACCCGATGCGGCAGCTGCATATGATGATACGGCTGTCGCCGCAGTGTTCGCAGCGGAAAGCCCCTTGTAAGCAATGACCATAGCACCCGCAGTCTCGGCAGCGGTTATAAGCTGGTCGCCGTTGTCGCAGAACCAGTCCAGACCGTCAATGAGCTTGGGAATGCCCTCATCAACGGCAAATTCGGCAGCCTTTACAGCAAGGTCGCCGAATTTCTCAGCCAATGTTTCAAGCTTGCCTCCAAGCTCTCCGTTCAGCTGTTCATTCAGGTCTCCGAAAATTCCCGTGACCTCCTGAACAGACGTGCGCAGAGGCTCGGAGAATTTCTCAAAAGCGGTAACGCCCACAGCCTCCAGAGCAGACTGCATTATGGTGATGTCGCCCTTGAAATTGTCGTCCATGGTCTTTGCCATCTGCTCAGCAGCCCCGTCGCAGTCGGATATGTATCCTCTCAGCTCTTCAAACCTCTGTGACGTTGTACCGAGCAATGCGTTTACAGCCTTTAAATCCACCTTGTTGAAGATGTCACTCAGCGCCTGAGTTTTCTTCTGCTCCGTCAATGGAGCCAGTGCACCGTCAAGCTCGCTGAAAACATCGGCAAGATCACGCATTTTTCCCTCGTCATCAAATACCTTTATGCCCAGATTTTCAAGAGCTGCAGCCGCAGTGTCCGTGGGAGCGGACAGGCTGAGAATTATATTTCTCAGAGCCGTGCCGCCCTCAGCACCTTTTATTCCGTTGTCGGCAATAAGTCCAAGCATTGTGTCAAGCTCTTCAACACCGCCCGAAAGGGACTTTGCCGTGCCGCCGACCGTGAGGATAGCCTCACCCAGCTGAGCGACGGAGGTATTTGACTTCTGAGAAGTCTTTGCCAGCTTGTCGGAAAATCCTGCCAGCTCATTTGTCTGCAAGCCCAGAGCGGACATGGAATCCGTTATCATGTCGGAAGCATACGCAAGGTCAATGCCGCCTGCCGCAGCCGTGTTCAGGACTACGGGAAGAGCCTCCACGGATTTCTGCGCATCATATCCCGCCAGAGCAAGATAGTTCAGCGCTTCTCCTGCCTGAGTGGCAGAGTATTTTGTGGTCGCACCCATTTCCTTTGCCGCTGCCGAAAGCACACCGTATTCATCAGCCGCCGACGTAATGCCCATGGTAGCCGCCACCTGGGACATGGAAGCTTCAAAGGAGGAGCCTGTCTCTACCACGTATTCCGCAGCCGTCTTGAACGCACTTTTCACCGCATTTGCAATATCTCTGGCAGCATTCGCCGCAAGATTTCCGAGGGCTGTCTGAGCCGTGCCCGAAAGCTTTTCTGTCTCTCTTTCCGTGCGCCGCAGCCCGTCAGTCACGCCGTCGGTGTCTATCCGTGTGTTAAAAATAAGGTCGCCGTCATTCAATATCCCTCACCTCCTTATGAATCAAGAAATCTTCTTGCCGCCTCTATCATTCTCAGCTCGTTGGCTGAAACGGGAAGCGCATAGACCTGCTGCATTTTTTCAAGGAACTCCCGCCTGTAGTCTGGCATATCGTCCGAGATGTCAGCCGTCCGCCAGCCGCATATGTCAGTGAATCGGCAGTCATGCAGCCCCATGAACAGCCCACGGAACTTCCACCAGTGCATTTTTGTCTCCCATAGGTCAATGCCGTATTTTTCATAAAATGCAGCGGCTATCATGGGAAAGTCTGCGTCAAAGCTGTAAGCTCTGCGGCTTGAAAGCATTGTACCACTCTCGCTCGTTTCCTTGGGCGGCTCTCCGCATCGGTAGAACCACAGCATAAACATCGCAGCCCGTGAAAGGTCACGGGGCATTACGGGAAAAATGAGCCTCAGGGCAGTTATGACCAGCCTGTCCTCAGGGATACGGCTGTCGGTGATAAGCTCCTCAAATCTCATCCAGCAGATAAAATCGGTGCGGAGCGGCAGCTCTGTCACGCCGCCGTCCGTCACCTCAGTGTATTCAGTGGGAAGTCTCTGCGGGAGCATACTTTTTCAGCACCTCTTCCGTTGCCTTTGCGGAGGCACGGTTCAGGAACACCCACAGCGCACCTATCTCATCGGTGTCAAGACTGCCTGCATCGGTCACGCCTGCGTCATCGCCGAAATGCTCATTTACGAACTCATCGCCCAGATAAAGCCTTATGCCCTCCAGCGTAGCCTCTGCCGCCGTTACCGCATCGGGAGCCTTGACTATCTCAGCTGCAATGCGCCTTGTCTCCTGCACGAAATATGCAGTCTTTGTGGGTATCTTAACGCTTTTGCCGTATATGGTAACGGCAGTGGGGTTCCTTTCGTAGTTAAATTCCATGTTATTCCTCCGTATTTACAGCTTTGCTTTCGGAATTGGCAGAAGCAGCTTCTGCAGTATCAGCAGTAAATGTTCCGCCGCCGCCCGATGTGGCAGGAGCAAACTTGCCGATAACAGGGTCGCCCAGACCGTTGAACGCACCCGAAAGCTTCATCTTGTTGTTGTTTTCGGAAGTGCCTGAGGGAGCGACCGCACAGGTCTCCATGCGTGCCACATAACCGCCGCCCGAAACAGCGTTGAACTTTTCCACCGTCAGTATTTTTACAAGGCAGTCGCCCAGCACCTTGCGGTTTTTGTATATCTCATACACCTTTTTGATGGTGGGGTCGGAATACATAAGGTCGCACTCAAAGTTGTATGCTGTCTTGTAGCTTGTGGTGTCGGTGCTTTCGGTATCCATGTTGATGTACTTGGTGCTTTCCGTCTGAGCGGAAGTTGCGTCATCGAACTTTGACCAGCCGTCACCCATTCTTGCCCACTGAGGCGTTTCACTGGAGCTTACGTCCATGTAATGTTCCAGCTGGGTCCTTTTAACTATCGTATTTGACATTAACAAACATTCCTTTCTTCAATGTATTCAAGAGTTATGCTCATCTGATACGTGCATTTCTTACCGTCCTTTTCGTACTCAAAAGGTACAGCTCCGTCCATGCGTATATCCTGAGCCGTGCGGTATTCGGGGAGAGCGGGAAGCTCCTGCACGTTCAAAAACCACCTGCGCAGATCGTCAAGAAAAGCGCTGGTCTGTATCCTGCGCAGGTCATCGTCCGACAGGCTGCCCAGGAAGAGAGAGGCGTGCATGGCTTTAAGCTCGCTGCCGCAGAGATATGTCTGCAATACCTCGGTGCTGTCCTCCACAATTCCTGCACAGTCGATGTCATCGCTGCGGAAATTCACCTGCATGGTGTAATCCGCCAGCAAAGGGCAGCCGCAGAGGAAGTCCCACAGGGATTCAATAACGGAATCAGCCACGATATCTGCACCCCGCTATCTGAGCAGCCCCTGCAAGGATAGTGTGAACGTGAGCTGCTTTCATTCTCTTGAACCACAGCCGTCCTCTCAGACCGCCTCTTGCCGTGCCGCTTGCTCCATGTCCGCTGTTGCTGTAGTAATTTTTTCGGGCATAGGGAGCGGTATAAACAAGCTCACCTGAGCCTATCACCGTGCCTCTTATGCCTGAGCGGATAAGCTCGCCTGTGTCCTTGGGGGTGTACCTGTCGCAGCGCCTCAGGCATTCGCTGTCTATGAATTTCTGTACAGACCCGCCCTGTGCCAGCTTGTGATTTATGCAGATCTGTTCAGCGCTCATGGGCTTGAAAACTATCATCTTATCACTCCTATCTTACTCCCAGCATTATGTGCCGCATACTTCGGGACCCGAAGTTGTTCACCGTTATGCTGTGTACGTGCAGGCCGCTGTACAGCTCCTTGTCGGTGGGGTCACTCATTTCCCCGAAAAATATGTAGTCGCCTTTTCGGATATCGGCAGCGATGTCGGGGATAAATACCTTGGCAGTGTCGGCGTTTTCCTCGCCGTATTTTTGCACTTCATAGGCTCTGACCTCCTGCCACATGCAGGGGAATGTGCCTGCCTTTAAGACAGTCTTTCCCGCCGTCCTGAAAACGGTGCATATGCCGTTGGTTATCATCACCCACACCCCCTAAACATCAGCTTCACGCCGCCCGCATAAACATTCCCCAGATATATCTTCACCGCATTGTATCTCGCCGAAGATACTTCCGCCTGAGACCTGTCGCCGTAGGTCACGGAATAGCTGCCTACGGTCTCGGACTTCACATCTGCCGCCCTGCCGCATGAATACATATCATCAGCGCAGGCGCAGCAGGCACGGCGTATCTTGCCGCCAATGTTTTCGTCCGCCAGAAGCTCGGGAGTTATCCTGTCGAATGTAGCAGCGTCAATATAAGCAGAGGCAGGCTCCGCAAATCTTGCAAAGTCCGCCTCGCTCATGGTGCCGTGAAAAACCTCGCTGTAAAACTTGTAATCAGCGTATGCCATTCTCAGCTCCTTTGACGACAATCAGGCGTGAGAGCAGTAAATGCCCGCAGCCTTGTTTTCGTAGGCGTCGGTGAGACCGTAAGCACGGTAGGAGAAGATGTATGCGTCCGCATCGGGGTTAGCGTCAGGGGAGATCACCTTGCTTACAGTGTGCTTGCCGAACTGGATAACCGCAGGCTTGTGAACTATCATGAAGTTGATAGGCGCACCTCCTGCGGAGGTCTGCTTGTAGTACTTGCTTGCAGTCCATGAAGGAGCGCTGTTGCCCGTAACAGGGGAGTAAACGCCGTCGGAAACGGTGTAATAATCCTTGTAGTTTGTGCTCCAGTCATCGGGCTGGGAGGTTGTCACCTCATACACCGCCTCGGCTTTCTTGAAGCCGCCTATCTCCTCACCCGAAGATGTGCCGTTGAGCAGGGAAACAGCAGTCCAGAAGCGTGACTGAGGTACCTTGATAATGCCCGCAAAGCCCTCAAGCACACTCTTGGAAACATAGCTGTAAAGGCTCTGAGCCGCATTGTAAAGGGTGGGGGTAACGAAAAGATATCTGCCGTCCGCAGGTACCTCCGCCTCGTCCAGTACGTTCACGCCCTCACGAACGGAATCCATGAACGCCTCAGCACTGCTGATGGTCTCAGTCTTTGAACCGATTCCGTTGATGGCGGCGTAAGAGGCAAAGCGCACAGCGTCCATTTCGGGAACAGCCTTGGTGCGGATAAATTCGCTTGCAAGCTTGCCGAACGCCAGCCCCGCAGTCTCCTCGTTGTCCATAGCGTCAACGCTGAACTTGCGTCCTCTGTCGTAGTTGAACTTCACGGTCTCGTTGGTGATCTCCACATTGCCCTGAACATAGCCGCCGTTGCGGGAGTAGTCAGCCAGACCGTCCATGCTTATCTTGGGGATAATGATCTCGTTTGCGTTTGCGCCTGCCTGTACAAGGGAGCCGTCCATATCCAGCACGGAAGAGCAGGAAGCAGCCTTGTAAACATCGTCCAGCAGGTCAATGTACTTCTTGAAAAGTGCAATAGCATTTGCCATGTAAATTCCTCCTTTTAGTGTATAAAAATAGCCTCGTTCATCTCAAAGATAAACAAGGCTCATCTCTTGCTTTGTTCATGCCGTCCTCCTTACTTTGTGAGTTCTCACTTCGTGAGAGGGGGAAGCCCCATAACAGCCCTTGCGGCGCTGTCGTCCGCCTGACCGCCCGAACCGCCGCCCGTGGGGCCCATGTACTTAGGCACAGGCTCGCTGCTCTCGAAAAGAAAGTCGTTTTCCTTGGCGATCTTGTCCAGCTGCTCCGTGAGACCCACGATCTCGCCGTTTGAGAGCTTTAAGCCGTCCATGTTGAGCAGTGCCTTTACGGCAACAGCGTTTCTGGGCTTGCGCTCTGAGAGCTTGCCCTCCAGAATGTGGTCAAACTGCATCTTTTCCAGCTTTGCGGCACTTTCCTTCTGCGCCGCCGCCAGCTTTTCCTTGTAGTCGTCGGCAGTCTTTTTAAGCCCCTCATAGTCCAGCTTGCCGAACTCCTCTATCTGCTTGTTGGCGGCACTGAGCTGACTTTTCACGTCCTCATAGTCCCCATACTTTGCGGAGACCCCGTCGCAGTCCTTCTTGTTTTCGGCAATTATCTGAGCTGCGTTTTCCTCTGATACTCCGAGCTTTGTAAGAAATTCCTTGGTCATTGTTTTTCCTCCCTAATATAAAATGTTTAACCCCCTCGATTTCGAGGGGGTTATGTTTTGGTGGAGCCAACAAAACGTGATTGGCATAAAAATAGCGCCTTGCAGTCAACTGCAAAACGCTTGTGTGAGTATAAAAAATTGCCCTACTAAGTAAGGCGATCAGTCGATAAATTCGATTTCTTCAACATCTTCTTGCAGAAATTTATATCCTCCAACACCTATTGCCCAGCAGGCAACTTCATTTGAATCCTCGTCTTCGTGATATCCCATACAGATCCCCTCATATACAGTTCCGTCAGTTGTGGTCACTCTGACCTTCTTTTTTTTATAAAAAGCATCGGCATCATCAACTGCTTTACTCCATTTTTCAAAACTTATCACTTGATTATCACCTCATTAAAACAGGAAAAATGTGCGCACCTTTGTTTTCATCATATTTGATCTGAACTCTGTTAGTAGCCTCATATTTACCTGTTTTTTTATTGTAAGTACGACCGGCTTCAAATGGCAAAGTAATAAACTCATCGGGATACTTGTTATTGCCTCGGAATTCATAATGATCACCCGTTCCCGCATACCTGTTTATTAAATCCTGCGGGTCAAGACCCTTTGCAAGTATGCTTCTGGGGGTTACTTTTCCGCCTGACTGCACAGCTTGCTTGACCTGATTTTTCCAAACCTTGCCGTTTACGTGCTTGGACTGATTTTTGGTATCCACGGAAGTATTGACACTGCCGCTTGCAAGAGCATTTCGGAAGCTGTTGACCTTTAAGCCTATTGTAGCATCTCCATTGCCTAAAGTCAACATTTTTTTGTATTCGGCTGCACTTCTGCTCGCCTGACTGTGACCAAATCCCCCGACCTGGGCCCTCTCGTTCCTCAAAGAAAGCCCCGCAGCCTTGGAAAATCTTCCGTACTCCTCTTTCTGCCTCCTGAGAAGCACCGACTTTTCCGTGAACCTGTCCTTATCGTCCGTGGCATCAGCCGCAAGTATCTCTCGCTTGGTCTTGCGCATGGAGCGTTCCATAGCCCTCTGCCGCTGGGTCGCCTCGTAATAGGTGTAGGTCTTGCCGTTGTATTCAAAGGGCGGCGGGTCGATGTTTTTAAGCTCCTCTTCCGTATAACTTGGTTCGGAAATGCCCTCTATAACAGGGTAAAAGTCATGTCGGCAGTTCCAGCCCTTTAAGCCCGCACCCGTTCCGTAGCCTGTCACTTCTACAAGAGAGGGATATTTCTTTGACTTACCCGAAAGCGAGTACCACCGCCCCTGCCATTCTGCATGGTCGGGTCTTGCACCTGCGTGAGCATCGACCTCCACAATGTCGGTGTCAAGCTCCGCCGCATTGTGTTCCGAGACCTTGCCCGTCATTTGCGAAAGCCCCGTAAGAACAGCCCTGCGAACCGCTGCATCAGCGTGACACCTTACCCCCGAAGCATAATCCACAAACTGCAAACCGCCCTCTGTGAGCCGCCTCGTGGCGTTCCTGACCGCCGTGTTGTGATCTACAGCACCCGTCATCACCTGCATATACGCATAGTCGAGGCAGTCCCTGTAAGCCTCCGCCGCATCGTGAAACCGCACCTGACCGTTTGACCCACGGTAGGAAAATCCCATGGATTGCGTAAAGTTTCGCAATTCTCCCTTGGTCTGGTTCACGCTGGCAGTTACCGCCTGCTGAAAGAAGTCATTGTATTCATAAGGCGTGTAGCCGACATTCGCCTGTGCATATGCTTTTTTATAAAACTCGTCGGAAGTCTGGGCAGCGTCAAAGAACAAACGGTCAACAGCCTCATCGGAAAGCTCCGAATATTCGGATATCTTCTGCTTGATGTACTCCGTTCCCGCACCCAGCTCACGAAGCCGCAGCACCTGATGCTCTGCGCTGTCGGTAAGATATCCCGCCTTTGCTATCCTGCGGCATATGTCGGCGATGATATCCTCCTCAAGCCTGAGAAAAAGCTCCTCCAGTTCCGCAGGCGCTCCCTGCAAATAGTCGGGAGTAAGCATTATTCAAAGCTTTCGGGGAGCATTGCCGCCGCCTGCTCCTCCGTCTCGCCGTAGCGCTTCATGCGGTATTCCACAGGAGACATGATCCCCGCAGAGACTTCCTGGAGCCATATCTTCTGCTCGGTCTCGCTGTCGGTAACAAGGCTGTCGTCAAAGTCGAATGACTGCTCGCACGCCCCTCTGGGGACAAGCTCATGAATGTCGCAGAGCATATCAAGTACCTGCACAAATTCCGTGAGAGCCTTTCTGACGTTCGCCTGAATGGCTGATACCGTGGCATATGACCGCTGCTTGGAAGCCTTTATTTCTGTGGCAGTCTTGTCCGTGTCCTGCACCTCGGAGAGGGTACCGAAAGCAAGTCCGCACTGCCGTTCTATCTGCCGAAGAAGATTGTTGAGCCCGTTCCTCTGAGCCTCTTCACGTATCTGAGGGCTGAACACATTGAACGCCTGGTCTTGGTTAAAGTCCAGCGTCTTTATCAGCCGCCTGTTGAATTTGGGAGCTGTCTCCGTGCCGTCATTGCCACGCTGCACCGCCGTCACATCGGCATATACCGCCAGCTCCGAGCCTTCAAACTCCCATATGCCTCTTGTGAACTGCATATCCGCTTCCTCGATAGTGGAGATCGCCGCATTGAACACCGAGACCCCCAGCGGGGAACGCCTGTCAATGATGTTCGCCCCGGGCATTTTCATATATACAAACAGCGGCCGCTTTATGCCTGAAAATGTCGCCGACGGAGCAATGTCCGCCCATTCAGCAACCGCCCCGAGAGCTATCTCCCGCCCTATCTGAGCCGAGCTGTCGGACACATACGCCTTGTTCACCACTGTGTAATTCGTACCCGAAAGGGAGTGCTTTTCAAGGCGGGTGAAATATCGTCCCTTGCGGACTATCCTGTCAGCGAAAACGCATTCGGTGATGTTGTCACCGTCATAGCCCGATACCGCCGCAGCGTCCGCCTGAATGATGTCGGTGTATATCTTTCCGCCCGATACATAGGGCTTGAGAAATACCCCGCCCAGAGCACAGGCGTATTCCACCCACACGGGAGACAGCGCCACCGCATGACTGTACGCATCGGAAAGATGATCCGCCCTCGGCGAGCCCGTCAGCTCCGAGTTAAGCTCCAGCGTGACCAGCCGTGCCATTTCGTGGGCCACAGAGTAGGGGAGATTAAGGCAGCGCACATTGCTGTCAGCCACAGCCCATGGCGGCGTGCAGCGGTAGCATTCCGCCCACAGCCTTACCGCCTCGGTCATGTCCTTGTCAGCAGGCAGGGTCTGCATTTTCGCAGCCAGCTCATTAGTGTCAAACAATTTGCATATCGCTCCTTTCAGCCAAGATAAAATGCTCATTTTCCGCTTCTCCTCCAAATCTGCGATGTGGCGTACCGCACAGCGTCAATGCTGTGATTGTTCCTGTCGGGATATCCCGATATGATCTCGCCGTCCTTGCTGCGCTCGTATTCGTACTCCAGAAATTCCGCCGCAGTCTCGGGGCAGCGTTCGTTGTCAATGACTATTTCACGTAGGGACTGCAGCCACTTCATGGAATAATCCACCGACCCGGGGCCCTTTTCAGCCGCCCTGGCAAGCAGACCAAAGGAGCGGTAATCCGCAACGGACTTCTGCTCCGCACTGTCGCACATGAGCATATCGTTTGCCGTTACGCCACGTTTTTTCAGCTCATCAGCAGTCTCCGCATTGCCCTTTTTGTTGCAGCGGAACTCGTCATATATCACCAGCGTGTGCTGCGCCGCCAGATATGCGCACCTGACATACGCAAAGGGGTCAGGATACCAGCCCCAGTCAACGCCGTGAAGAATCGTTCCAAAGGTCTTGATGTCCTCGTCAGTGACCTTGCGTGTGACCACATTGTCGAATACATTTCCGCCAGTGCCGTTGGCAGCGCCCAGATATTCGTTTTCATACGCCGTGGGATTGGTCTCTTTCAGATATTCCGCATCATCGAGGAACGGCTTGCCCAGCCACTTTTTCGGCACCGTCAGATAATTGCTTTCGGTAACGAGCCTGTCCGCCCTCGGCGCTTTGATGTACTTGTTTGCCCAGTTCTGAGCCGATTTCGGGGGATTGAAGGACTTGAACTTGTAAGCCCTGTCTCCGCCTCTGATGACCGACTGTTCTATCTTTCGGACAGCCTCGGGACCCGAGAACTGGTCAAGCTCCTCAAACCACAGAATGCCGATGAACCCGAAGGGGACTTTTATGGACTTGATCTTGTTCTCATCGTCCGCCCCTCGGAAGTATATCTTCTGTCCCGTCTTTGTTTTGGTTATCTCCAGCGGAGATTTTGTGGCAGCATATTCATCGTCAAGACCGAGGGAAGATATCGCCCACAGCATCTGATTATACACCGAATCTTTCAGTGTGTTGCCCACCTGGCGGAGAATGCAGGCGTGCATATCCTCGTTTTTCTCCAGCAGGTCGATGACAGCCAGCGATATAAATGAGGACTTGGCAGAACCTCTTCCGCCCGGGAAAACATATTCGGAGTGTTCGCCCTCGGCAATGTCAAACAGCACCGATGAAAAGGCAGGAGCCACCATGCTTGCGGGAATGCCGCCGTAAGAAAAGCCCTCCCGATCGTCCGCTGAGGGGAAGTACCTTTCACGGTCAAGCTTAAGGCGGGCGTTGTCGTACCTGATCCTGTGCCGCATCATATCGTCGTCACGGATAATGCTCCGCAGCTCCTTTACCGCAGCCACATCGCCCATTTTAGCCTGTTTGAGCAGTGCTGCATTGACCGCAAGCATATTCGTGACCTCGTCCTCGCTCAGCTCATCAAAGTTCACGCCCATATCAGAAAGGAGCTGGTAGTCCGCCACCTGAGAAGCAGGCAGCGACAACAGCAGCTCCATACATTTTTTCATATCACGCTTTTTCCGCCTTGCTTCACCCGAGGCCTTGCCGCCTTTTTGAGTGATTTCTCGGAGTTCACTCGGAGTTCGTTCGGAATTTGATATTAGATTTTTTTCATTCACGGGTCACCACCTGCTTGGTTTGGAGTATAAAAAAATCCATGCCGAGCAATTAAGTCTCAGCATGGATTTTAGTTTTTTACTATTTTAATATTATGGAAGGACTGGATTTATAAGCAATATAATCTATAGGAGAGTACGCATCATATTTATTTTTTTCTATTTCAAAAGAGTATGATTGAGTGTAATTGGTGCCATATAGATCTTTAAAGGTCAAGATTATCTCATAGATGCCTTCTATTTCGTCAGATGAAAAACAATCCTCAAAAAATATGATATCTCTTCTTGAGCATATGCTTTTCTCTAATGAAAATGGATTTGTGGATGAATACTTATGTCCATTATGCTGAAGAGTTATAATTATGTTAGTAGCAGTGTTTAATCCGATGTTTTTTATTATGAGTTCAAGACGGAATTTTGCGTTGCCTGTATCAAGGTCCTTTTTTTGCTCAAGAATATTATTTTTTATAAGAAGTTGATAATTTGTGTTGTAATTATTATTGATGTTATTGCCGCTATTTAGGTTAAATACATCTAAATATGGCATAGCACTGTTTATTTTAGTTTTTTCATCACGTTCAGCGTTATCTTTTATGGTAAACATTACAGCTACAAGCGTTCCTATGCCGCCTAAAGTGCTGCCTATTAAGCTTCCCATATCAGGGGTATATTTTTCTTTCAAAATTATGGCAAAAATTATCATTGTGATTCCCACAGCTAACATGATGAGTGAAATGATAAAAATTGTTTTTTGAATTGCTGAAGCTAAAAGGTTTGGCTTTTTCATTTTTGTTACACCTCACGTAAAATATTTTCTACATAATACCACAAAAATAATCATTTGTCAACAAAATTTGGAAACTAATTTAAAAAATGCTAAAAATGGAGAAAAATCAGCAAAGAATATCGCCTGACGGCCGTGAGGTGCCGAGCAGGCGATTTTGCATTCTTTGCATGATATAATAATACATCAGAAAATTGCCCCGTACCCGCACAGATTTAAAGAATTTCTCCAAGCTCGGATGCAAGAGTTATCAGAAAATCGTGGCGTATAGCCTGACATGTGCGCTCACAGTTCAGTGTATCACAATATATCATAGGAGTGCTTCCGCAGACATTCTGCATAATAAAACGCTGTTCGTGATCCGGAAATACCGCAAGTGCTCTTTCAACAGCAGCAATTCTCTTTCGCAGCAGAGCGGTATGCTTTTCAATCTGCTCCGTTACAGACTGAACAGGCTTGGATATTCCGCTGCCATGCACAGTGCAGTCAGGCGTACTGTATATCCTGTCAAATTCAATGGATTTTATTCGGCGCTTGTTATCCTCATAGCTGCGTGCCACGGAAAGCACACGCTTGTAAACCTCTTTGTCAAGATATTTTGGTATGTATGTTCTCATCAATTATCACTGCCCTTGTCTTCATTTAAGTTTAATTTCTCACATTCGTCTCACTTCATCACGGCAATCAATGCCGTATTTTTCCGAAAGCTGATTTATAAGCTGTCCGGTATCGATTTTGTGCCCGAAAATATCAGCGCCGCAGATAAGCTCGGAGGTTGCGTGCAGATTATCGACAAACCCTCTGAGCCTGCTTTGCTTCCAGCCGTAATTGATTTCAAGCGTTGCCAGTATTGCCGAAAGGAACTGTGCAGCTATGTCATATTCGATTTTGTCATACAGCCTGTTTATTTCATCTTTTACGACTGTCTCAAGTTCTTCTGCGGTCGTGGTGATTGGGATTTTCTTTTTGTAGTTGGACTTCATTTCTGAACGCCCTCCATATTCCTCAGCACAGTTTTCTCTGTGATATCTTCACCACGTGCCGCAGAAACGATTTTAAGGGCTGTTTTAAACGCTTCGCTGACCTCGTTGGGTAATTTGACTGCCATTTTGCAAAGTGCCGTACAGAGCGTTTCTGTGGCTTTTACCACTTCCTGGTGATTTTTGCAAATCTCGGAGTATTTCAGATATTGAGCAAGGTCGTTCCTGTAATCCTTGTAGAATATGAGCTTCTGAGCCTTAGCATCTTCAAGAGATATTTCCTTATGGCTGAATTTGTTGTAAACACCGCAGAGCCGCTCAAAATATCTGTACTCTGCGGCTGGAAATTCGGAGTAATCTATGACTGTTCCGCTGCACCCTGCCTTGTAACAGTCATTCTCCAGCTTGTGAAAAACCTCGGGGTCAAAGAAATCGGGCAGATTTTTTACATAGGCTCTCGTATTATCGGCTTTCATTTTATCAGACCTTTCATTTTACGGTAGGTGTGGTAGTCAAAGCGTGCTGAACAATTTCATCAAGATCGAAGCTCGGCGCTGACCGCTTTTTTACATTGTCCTTCTGAAGCCAGTCCATAATGGTACTGTAATGATTTTCATACGGACGTTTGCCGCTATTTTCAAGATATCGGTCAATTCTTGCTATGTAATCCGAAATGACCTTTTGACCGTATTTCCCGCAAAGCTCCAAATATTCGGAGGGCTTAAGTCTGATGTGTTGTCCGTAGGTAGTTTCCGTCTCGTTTTCGGCGTTTTCAACACTACTTTCATTTACTTTACTTTTATTTACTTTACTTTCCTTTACTTTGTGGGGGTTATTCACGGAAAAACTGTCATTATTCTCGGAAAAACTATTGTTATTCTCGGAATAATTTTCATCGGGGCGCACTTTAATAAAGCTTTGGGTCTCATTTTTTTCCAAAACCCAGAACTTTGCCTCGACCTGCACGGGATTTTTCAGAGCTCTCTGCTTGATAGCCTCTTGATATCTCCGCTGTATTCCCTTGGACGTCAGGATCTTGTCCGCCTTAAAAAGTGTGTCATCAAACAGTGACCGTTTAAGGAAGAAGCTCAACATCTGTCCTATTTTTTCATCTGTCATTCCCAGATCAGCGGAAATGACGTATCTGAAATCATCGTCACAAACGATGTAAAAACCATTTTTATAAATCGCACACAGTAAATAAAAATAAAGTAAAACTCCGTCCGAGCCGAAATGAGCACGGACGATCTTCAGCTTTGTATCGCTGAAGATGTCCACATCAGTCGGGAAATAGTCAAGTCCTTTTTTTACAGGTCTTGCCACTTATATCCCTCCATATCAGAACGGAAGATCGCTGTCGCTCACAACTTCCTCAAAGTCCGAAAGGTCGGCAGGAACGGGAGCAGGTGCAGCCGCTGCCGTATTGTTTCGCTGAGGAGGGGAAGAGCTTTTGTTTCCGCCGCTGTCACCGCCGAAATATGCGTGCTCCGCAAGCACCTCAGTGACATAATGCTTTACATCGGGGTAACGCTTGTCATCATAATTTCTCGTTCTGATAACGCCCTCAATGCCTATCATCTTGCCCTTGGAGAAGTATCGGCAGATAAATTCAGCCGTCTGTCTCCACGCCGTGCAGCTGATAAAATCGACCTGCCGCCCGCCGTTCTGATCCTTATACCCCCTGTCAACAGCCACGCTGAAGCTACAGGACGATATGCCGTTTACGCTCTGCCGCAGTTCAGGATCCGCTGTCAGACGCCCCATTAAACATACCCTGTTCATTTGATGCACCTCCTAAAATTTTGGCTATCATATAGCCTGTCATACGCTTGTCGCAGAATACGAAATCAACATCATACCGCTGACCAATGGTAAAGAGTATCTTGAAAAGCTGCTTTCCACTGACAGCTTTGGGAGACGTTCTGAGACGGGGATTTACCCACCTCTGAACGTCTGAAAGCGTTTTGATATTGCTTCCGTGTTCGCAAAGAATAATGATCTTTATCCCATTTTCCCGTGCACGTTTAAGCTCATTGATGAACCTTTCGTGCTGCTGGCAGACATTACCGCATATTTCCTGTAAATTCTGCTTGCGGTCAATTACGACCCTCGGATTGTCAAGGCTCATATAATCACCTACATAAAGCTTTGACGTATAATGCTGAATGCCTGTTTCATCAAAATAGCTCACTATCTGTTTAATGGCTCTTGATTTTTCTCTGGTATCAATCTGTATAGTCACTTTTAAACTCCTCCGAGGTCAGGACCTTGTCAAGCTGTTTTGTGAATTTACAGTAATCACAGTGTCCGCATCTGGTCGGTTCTTCCTTTCCAGACTTTATTGCCGCATATCTTCCGATGTTCGCCTTGACTATCTCCATCGCCGCATCAATCTCAGCCTGATCCAGACTTATGACCTGTAAGTCGGTCTCCTTTTCCTTTGTGGCTGCAGCAAGGACAAAGGGGAGAGTTTCCCCTGTGTTCTGCCTTACTATCTCCTGATATACAGCGCCCTGAATGTCATAGCCCCATGCTTCATAAAAGCTGAGCCTGCCTCTGCCGTTTACATATATGGGAGAAAAGTCCTTTATGACTTTGAGGTCAACTATGGTCTTGTGTTCCCGATAGCTGTCAATTTTTATCTTGACAGGCACGCCTTCAATCTCGCCCACCATAATTTTCTGCTTTTCTCCGTCCATAGCCTTCATGAAAAAGCTGTCTCGTTCGATTCGGTTGATTATGTAATCCGCCTGATTATATTCAGCTTTCAACGCACCGTCGCGCTTGAATATTTCGGGGTTCTTTGCCTTGAAAATATCAAGCGTGCCCTCGAAATGTGCATCGACATACGAGCCTACAAGAAGTGCGGTAGTCTTTTCGGGAGCATATTCACCGTGCAGCTCCGCAAGGGCTGCCGCCTCACATTTTTCAAAGCTTTTGAACTGAGACACGCCCATATATTTCAGATTGTTCTCCGGCGAAAAATAGTCGGTCTGAGTTATGCTGTGGGGTATCATAAATATGTTACCTCCATTTCCGCACTGTCAGTTGTCCTTGTGGCGATGAACTGCACACCCTTTTCCCTGCACTTGTTGTACAGCTTTTCACGGTTTTCCGCACTGAGCTTTTCGGCGCCGTCGATGAGAATTATCTGTAAATTGTTGGGCTTGCTCAGAGCAACGTCAACGCAAAGCTCAAGCTGTTCACCCTCTGAGAGGTTGGAAACGGGGAGACCGTGTATAAGGGGAATGCCGTTCTCCACCGTGAAGCCCTCAATGGGGATAGAAGCGGTTTCGAGTATCTTTCCGGGAAGACTGCGGGCAAGCTCTATCTTTGCTGTAAGCTTGTCCGAAGCGGCGGTAAGCTCCTTGACCTCTTCCTGCATATTCCTCATACGGTTGTACTCGTTGATATATTTTTTCATCTGCTCGGCGTGCGCCGCCTGCTCTTCCAGAGGAGCCGTTTCAACGGGAATTTTGTCCGCATATTCGTCAGCAACCTTGATATCGGAATCAAGCCTTGCCACATTCTCATTGTAACGGCTTTCCGCAAGTGCTATCTTGTCCGCAAGTATTCCGTCAAGGGAAGCAAGCTTGCTTTCGTTGGCAGCGATCTCCGCCTTCATACGCTCGATTGATTTCAGAATAGCCTCACGCTGATTGGATACCGCCAGCTTTTCGGCAGCTACAGCCGATTCCTTTTCGCCCTGAAAGCCCCTTATCTTGTTGGCATAACTGTCCTTGAACGCCTTTGCACGCTGAATACGGCTGTTGTGTTCCCTGGCACTGTTTATCTTCTTATACGCTTCCGCAAGGTCGAAATTCTCCCATTCCTCCGCATTGAAATGCTCGGGTATATCTTTGGCGATATCCTCGATGAACGCCTTCTGATTGCGGATATCACGGTTGATGTCCTGCCTGCGCTTAAAGTAGTCCCCATTTTCGGACTGGATATCCGAAAGTACCTGCAGTATGTTCTGGCTGTAATCAATGCCCTGCGGTATCTCACCGAACTGCTGATTTATCCAGTTAAGGTCCCAGGGAAATTCGATGAGGTCAAGAATGGCCCTGTTCTGCTCCTTTTTGGTCATCTGGGTAAAAGCTACAGGGTCAAGCTGCAAGGGCGTAAAGAGCTGCTTAAGAAAGTTTTCGGGAGAAGATACCTCCTTGCCGCAGTCCTTTACGGATTTATAATCAGCCTGCTCGGTGCGCTTCTTACGATTGATGTAAATACCTGTGTCAGTCTCAACAATGATCTCGCCCTCTTTTTCGCCCTTGTGGATAACATAATCACGGGAGCTTCCATTGGTAAGAGCATATCTGATAGAATCTATTACCGATGTCTTGCCTGTACCGTTTGTACCTGTGATCTCGACAGATCTGCCATCAAGCTCGGTCTCGGAAATGCCGAAAAGGTTCTTTATTTTTATCTTGGTAGCCTTCATTTTTATATCCTCCTATTACAGTTCAATTCTTTCGGCAGGATGAATATCCTCAGCCTCGCCCTCAACGTGTACGCCCATAAGAACTTCGGGGCAATATACCCTTGCAAAGAACGATGAAGCTCTGTACGCAAGCATCAGCTCAGGCATATTCGTCCATTTTGGGTTTTTGCCGAGCCAGCCCTCAGCCCTCGCCATTTTCAGCGTGACCTCGGGACCTTCCACCCTGTCACCCGTGTCAGCCCATACAGCCGACAGATAACAGCCTCGGTCATCGGTGCCCTTTGTGCCGATATATACAGGGCGGACGCTGCCCGGCTTGAATTTGCCGCAGCCTTCAATGAGAGCCTTGCAAGCCTGCCCGCTCCATGAGGGCTTTCCTTTGACCACATAAAGGTTTTGCATGACCATCATTGGAGATACACCCATTCTGTCAGCCATATCTACAGCGATGGCGCAGTCGGCAGGCTTGTTTTTGTAGTTATCGGGTATTATATCCGCTGTAGAGATTACCTTTGCGAGCTTATATGCTCTTGAAAAATCAGCAACTATATTTGTGGAAGGCTGCTGCACAATTTCCGATATCGCTGTTCCGCTCTGAGCGGGGATAACCTGTGTTTCATTATTTTCCATATGTCAATCCTCCTCCTTGATTTCAAATTCAACCGGCATGCTGACCTTCTGAACAGCTGACTGCTTCTTATCTATCGAGCCGATAATAGTATCGCAATACTGCTTGTCCTCGTCGTCAAGGCTTGAATAAATCAGCTCCGCCTGGATCTTGAACGCAGCAGCTACAATATGACGTGTAAGCTCCGTCATGCCGTATCTTTGACCCATATCCATAAGCAGCTCACGCATATAGTCCTCGACTATTCGATTGATGTCCGCTTTGTTAAAAGCAACCGCCCTTGCAAGCTTCTTTGTTATCTCAATAGGAGTAGTCATATTGTCTCACCTCCCAGAAAATTCTTTATCTCAGCTATCTGAGCTTTCCACTCGTCAATAACCGCCTGTTCTGCGGCAATTTCACCGTTAAGATAGTCAATCTTATCCTGACAAGCCTCCCTAACTGCAAGGGGAATGGTCTTGACATTTTCCTCGGAAGGTGATACAATATCCGCAGGAATGTTGTCACAAGTTTCCTGCTCAGAGCTTGTAACGGTTGCCGCCGTTGCAGGCTCTTTTTCTGCCTCAGCGCCCTCAAATGCCGCCTCGCCGTGCTTCTTGTACTCCTGTACAATGTTGTACACAGTGCTCTTGACTGTCCCATGCTTCTCGGCAACCTGTGCCATGGTTGCTCCTGAGTTATACTCAGTTACTATGCTGCGCTTCTCTTCGGCGCTGAACTTTGGTGACTTCGCCATTTCATTTTCCTCCTTGTCACTGGGAATGTCCCAGCCCTTTTCACGTATTGATGTTATCAGTCCAACAACTGTATCGGGCAGCACATCATGTATGCTCATCGGTATGTAATCAGCGCTGCCCAGTAATATATGCAGTTGTGCGGCTATATCCTTGGGCGTGTCCCCCTGCCGCAGAAGCTTGTACACCCTCTGTTCATTGGCTGACAGCGCCCTGACTGTGGGCGCATCTATCATCACTCTCATATCGTTCACCCCTGCACAGGGCATTCGGAGAGTGACAGAATACTTGCCGCACCAACAAACTGCTGAGCGCATTCATTCGCCATCTCAAAGCTGTGTGCCTGAATGCGGCAGCTGTACTTCCTGCCCTCGTAGGCGTATCTAAGGATATACCATTTCATTTTTACACCTCCTTGCAAACATCTGTGATAACCGCCTCGACCAGATCGTCAAGACTGTTTTCAGCGAAAATCCTGTCCCTTGCCTTAGCTTCGGCAGCTTCTCTCGACCCAGCCGATACGCTGTACACATCGTTGAATGCGCCGCCCTTGAACCTGAGGTGGACATATACGTTGTATGTGCTCATTACTTTACACCTGCCTTTTCCTTAGCCGCTTCGAGCAGCTTCTTGTCGATGATACGCTTGAGGCATTTCGCCATAATCTCAGGACTTGGCTCGTTCACGAGTATGATCCTGCGTCCGCTTTCGGACATCATTTCTCTGATGATGGGCTTTGTGGTTTCATTCATATTTATTTCTCCTTCTTATAATATTTAGACGTGTTAATATTTTATAAATTGTGCAGGTTGACAAACAACTCCCAAAGTTTTTCGTAAATACCATATATAGCTATTTTATTGACAATAATTACTATATGTAGTATAATTAGGCTATAAACTAATATGAAGGGAGGAATGTTCATGTCAAACACTAAGCAGACAAGTGCGTCTGTCGCTTCAAAAGCATCGACTATTCTCAGAGATGGTCGATACAGCAAGACTTCTAAGTCAGTTGCCGGAAGCGCTCTTTCTCAGACCAAGACATCTTCTAAGAGCAGCAAGAAGTAAGCTTGGCAAAATTTAGTTTTCTTTGGCGGAGTGCGAATGTACTTCGCCGCTTTTTTTGAACAGTACCTGTACCGGAACATCTGAAAAGTATTTTTCATGTATTGCAAGAGCTTCATCAAGTGTGAAGCCTGAACGCCCCGTCAGTTTTTTGCTCAGGTAGTCAGCGCTGATCCCAACTGCTTTCGCTATGTCTTTCTTCTTTATTTGCCTGCAGGCAATTTCTACTTCCAGTGCCGGATAAGCGGGTTTAACGGTTCTGTATGGCAACTTCTCCTCATCTCCTTCCTGTCCCGGACAGATAATAAGTTTACTGCTCAATGATCTCCATATGGTCATAAGCAAATTTGACCATATCATAAACAGTCTGAGCTTTGGTGTGATTGGTGATGCTCATCACTTCCTCAACCATTTTTGCCGCTTCGGGGTATGTCCTCAGCTGGGCAAATTCAATAGGCGCTTCCTTTGGCGCTCTTTTGACTTTGAATTTCTCTTCCATGTTTTCAACTCCTTGACAATTCCCTAGTTATAGCTGTATAATTGTGGTAATAAAGCAGAAAGGGGCTACATAATTTTGAATGAACTTTTTGAAATAGTTACTAATGATTATGTTTGCACATATATAGCATTAGCGGGATTTATTATATCAATAGTCAATTCAATTTATTTGGTTTCGGTCAATTCCTTCAAAGCGGTTCTCGTTCAAAAGAGCTATGCTTTTTGTGACAATCGTAACGGACATCCGGCATATTTTGAATTAGCTATCGAAAATAAATCCAGGATTCCTATGTCAGTCTCACGAATGTTTTTGATTATAAACAATCAAAAGTATGAATTTCAATGGGAAACAGAACGTATTGGACACTTTGCGTTTAAAACCAATGGTAAAGTTACAGAAGAATATTCAACCTATTCATTAACATTACCACAGAACATATCCGGAATGGGAGCTATCGGCGGATTTTTCTTTGTCCCTACCGATGATTTGATTTCCAGAAGTGACTTTATAAATTCGCAACTTTGGATTGAGATTCATACTAATCGTGGCAAGAAAAAATTTAAAATTGACTTGTCAAAGTTATCTGACCACCCATAATACGTATTCGTTCTTTGCATTCGTCAAGAATTTCGTAAGAGACCTCAAATGTTATATGGTTTGCTTCAAGGCAGTCCAGAATTTCGGAAATACACTTTTCGCATTCTGAGCTGCTATTTTTTTCACTTGAAATGTCTCTCTTTCCGCTAATGTCGGAACGCACTTCAACCATTTTTCTCACTTCCTTTCATTTTTATCTGTCCTGATTTCGGGACAGATAATGTGCTATACTGAAAATGGCATTATGCCGACCGAGCAAAAAGCTGCTCAAACTGACAGTTGGGGAAGAACTCATTTTTTATTGTGAAAGCTTCCTCTACGGTAAATGAGCTTTTACCTGTGATCTTTGCTCTGAGGGTATCCCGTGTTATCCCGAGCTTCTTTGCAATGTCAACATAGTTAATATGTGCCTTTGCAATCTCGCCTATAAGATTGCTGTATTCCATGTGCTTTCTCCTTTCATTTGAATAGCTTTATTATGCAAACGCATAATTTATGATTTAATTATATTATTCGACTGCATAAAAGTCAATAGTTTTTCTGTAATTTATTACGCATTTGAATAACTTTGTCGCTATGCACAAAAAATTATGCAGTTCTTTGTTTGTGGCAATGAAATTATACGCATTTGCATAAATTTGTTGACTTTTGTTTTCTTTGGTGATATACTTATGATAATTTAATAGGAGGCGTCAATTATGGCAATCGGAGCAAAGCTAAGACAAATACTGGAGGACAGAGGGCTGAAAGCAACAGACATAGCTGCGCAAACAGGACTGTCCGCTCAGACTATATACAGTCTGATCTCACGTGACAGCAACAAGGCGAGTATAGATAATCTTATAAAGATTTGCGGTGCTCTTGGAATTACAGTTGAAGAGCTAAATCAGTATGATCTGAAAACTAAAAGTAATGCTTTACTCAAAATATCGGTTACTGATCATGAGAATAAAGTAATTACAGCCTACCGTGATAAGCCTGAAATGCAGGGAGCTGTTGATAAGCTCCTTGAAATAGAGTCTGCACGCAGAAAAATTGATATATCCGCTTACAAGCAGAATATAGCCGCAGGAACAGGAGAAGAAGGATTTACACCTGAGAAGTTCAAGGAGGTTGACGACTTTGCAAGACAAATCGCAGAACTCGAAGCCAATGAATCTGATTGATCTCTACCAGTTTGCAAAGGATAATGACATAAAGGTGGTAGAAACTATCTGCCCACAATGCAAAGCAATTTCCATGCTGTCACCGCAGGGAGAGTGCTACATAGGTATTGATTCAAAGTCAATGAACAGTGAGCGAGAGGAAAAGCAGTATCTTGCTCACGATATAGGGCATTGCATGAAGGGTGCATTTTATAACCCATATTCACCTTTTGACATTATTGAGAAGCAGGAGCATCGTGCAAATGCCGAAGCGATACATTACCTTATTCCCAAGCAGAAATTGATAAAAGCAATGAAAAGCGGTGAGACTGAGGTATGGCAGCTTTGTGAATACTTTGACGTCGATGTAAAGTATATAAAGCTTGCTTTTTGGGAGTATTTTGATAAAATAATTTAAACTTTTAAGTAAGGACGTGACATTATGAGATATTTTAATACTAAGACTGTAATAGCTGGGACACTTTCGGTTATATGTGTGTTGTCGTTTTCTTCATGCGGTTCCTCCAGTTCTTTGCAGAACAGCAGTGAAGTCACAACAACATCTGCTGCTACGACTGTAACAACCGTGGCAAGGATCGATGAGCCTGCCGGTAATGACGAACCCTCAAAGTGGGCTGAGTATATTTCGGATTCTTATGTAAAAATAATCGACTACACTCAAACTGCATCTGAAAAAGAAGGAAAATACAATATAACTATATGCGCCTCTGCAGATCTGGCGACAAATCCCGAGCTTACAGTTAAAAATTTATTTAAGCAGTCCAAGCTTATTTTCAGACAGTATAAAAAGTGCGGGGCACTTGATATGCTTTCTGTAAGCTTTGCTGATGAGAAGGATAACGATAAGCCTTATATGAGCTACGTTATAAGCAGTGACACATTGAATGAGCAGGATTTTGATGACAGTAACTGGGACGAGTACTCTATTCCTAAAATTACAGAAAACTTCACGGCTGACGATACATTAGAAGACTATGTAAAATCCGAATCCGAACGGAAGGCAGATGATCTGGCTGATAGTTTCTCGGATTATCTGTCAACCTTTTATCAAAGTGTTGAAGTGTCATATGATTATGATAAGGACTATTTTACAGCTTCCGCATTGGTTAAAAATGGAAACGAACTTTTGAATTCAGCAAATTCAGTTGATTGGAGCAACTTTGTTGACGGGATTGTGCAAAAATATGAATCAATGCGTGATACTGTGCAGGCAAAGGGTCTGAACAGTAAACTAAAGATCTCATTGTACAGTGATTACGATAACAGCGAAATGGTCACGGTAAAAGGAAATATAATTACATATAACGCACGCAAAGATGAATACACCAGTTATCTCCCTCAAAACAATTCAGCTAAGCCCGCTTCAAGCTCTGAAAGTTCAGTTTCCACAGGCAAGAAGAATGCACTTAGAAAAGCTAATGAGTATTTGGATTATATGGCATTTTCTTACAGTGGATTGATAGATCAGCTGAAGTACGAGGGCTTCTCCGAGAGTGAGGCTGAATACGGTGCTGACAACTGCGGTGCGGACTGGAATGAGCAGGCAGAGAAGAAAGCTAAGGAATATCTTGATTTTATGGCGTTTTCTTATGACGGACTGGTTGAGCAGCTGGAATATGAAGGATTTACACACAGCCAAGCTGTACATGGAGCAGATTCTGTTTATTAAGGAATATAGAGGGTGTGACATTATGGGTATTTTTAGCAAACTTGTTTCAAAGGTAAAGTCTGAATCCAATGTAGATATCGCATTACAGCTCTTTGAATCACAGGGGATAGGCGGAACAATAGGTACAAGGGCTAAGGCGATTATTAGCGATTGTCAAAGTCGCCAAGATGTTCTATTAAGAGCCATTGAATTGTGCGGTCCAAACCCTATTGATGCTAAAAGCCTGTATGTTGTTTCTCACTGTTATGTGTGGTTAGGGGCAAAATACAGACCGCAGGCTATAGAATATCTTGAAAAGTATATTGCTGCAGGGGCGTCATGGTCCGGAACGCCCAGAGATGTTATTGATATGGGTGGATATTCGGTAGATCAGCTGTCCAGCAATAGGGCTTCTGTTTATCATTATCTTGGAAAAGCCTATGAGGGCGAATATATGTTTGAAAAAGCTGAGAATGCGTATAGAGAGGCTGAATCTCTTTGTCCTGATTTTGCAACATATTCAGTTTGCGTTGCAAACACTTTTGTAAAACGTAATGATTTGGAAAGAGCAAAGGCTTACTTAAATAGCAAAAAGCAAACGATATATTATAAGAATAATGTTGACGATTATAAAACATTATTAAATGCTGCGTTAAACGACATAAATTCAAAGATTGAAAAGGGCTATGTATATAAGCCCAGAGGAAAGAGTAGGAAATAAAAAATCCCCGCTCAGTGCTGGAACACCGAACGGGGAAGAAGCTGTGATACAATCACAACCTTAGACAAGTTTATTGTATCATAGCTCCCTGAAAATGTCAAGGAGTGATAACAAATATATGAAAACCGCCGTAATATACGCCCGATACTCATCAGACAAGCAAACGGAGCAGTCCATCGAGGGACAGCTTTACGACTGCTACAATTACGCCAAGCAGCACGGCATAACAGTCGTGCAGGAATACATAGACCGAGCCATGACGGGCAAGAACGATGATCGCCCCGCCTTCCAGCAGATGCTTCATGAAAGCGCCATGCACAAGTGGGATAGTGTTATTGTGTGGAAACTTGACCGCTTCGCCCGCAACACCATCGACAGCGCCGTAAACCGTCAGATTTTAGCTAAAAACGGCGTTAAGCTGCTGTCCGTCATGGAGAGCTTCGGGGACGATGCCAGCGGTCAGATGATGACCCACATCATCGAAGCAATAAACGAATACTACAGCGCCGACCTCAGAGAAAAGACTATCCGAGGAATGCGCCAGTCGGCAATGAAGGCTCAGACCACGGGGCATATCCCGTTAGGGTACAAGGTCGTTGACAAGAAGCTGGTCATTGATGATGAGACCCGAATTATACCCGAAACTGTGTTCAGGATGTATGCAGAGGGGGAGAGGCTCACCGAAATAGCCGAGCATCTGAACGCTCAGGGCTATCGCAACCGCCGAGGCAGACCGTTTACCACAAACAGTTTTTACAATATGCTGGCTAATGAAAAATATATAGGCATTTACAAATACGACGATATAGTAATCGAGGGAGGAATACCGCAGATGATACCCAATGAAGTTTTTGAGGCTGTAAGAGAAAAGCTGATAACCAACCGCAAGAGAGCCGCCAAGAACACCGCCAAAGCCGACTATTATTTGTCGGGTAAATTATACTGCGGTCACTGCGGAGAGCCTATGAGCGGGCTGTCAGGCACAGGACGCAACGGGGTCAAGCACTATTATTACCGCTGTAACGGCGTGCAGAAAAAGTCAGGCTGCCACAAGAAGCTGGAGAATAAATATCTGATAGAGGACGAGGTATGCAGAGCAGCACGGTCGGCGTTTGAGCAGATGGACAAGGCGGAGACTGCCGAGACCATTTATCAGATGTATTTGCAGACGGTCCGAAATGAGTATGCGCCCGCTGAACTGGAAAAAGAGCTGACCGAATGCACTAAGCAGGCTGAGAACGTGGTAAACGCCATAGCTCAGACAGGCGGAAATCAGCTGCTTTATGATAAGGTCAGGGAGCTGGAAGAGCGCAAGGAGCAGCTCAGCTCCGCACTCAGGCTGTCTCAGGCAATGACAGACAATGTGCCATCAGTGGAGCAGATCACCGTGTTTATAGATGATATCCTTGCAACCGATATCAACACCACCGAGGGCAAGAAAGCTATCGCCGACATCATGATATCAAAGGTGTATGTTTACGACGACAAGCTCACGGTCATTTTCAAAGATAAGGACGGCAAAAGCGTTGATATACCGCTATCAGCCGTGTCAGATAGCTCCTCAGCAGATTGTGCTCCCTCTGCGCTGGGGAGCCAAGCAATTCTAAGCACTAACCATCGAGAAAAGGTATAGAGAGTGATATTTGTGAATCTCTTCCTTTGAACGATGGTTAGTGTCGTTTTATACAGTTTTATTGTATTTATTTGAAATATGGAAGGTCAAGCCTCCGTATGCGTACATTTTGTATGCGTACGGAGGCTTTTTTTGTTGCTCCGAAAAGGAGACTAAAAATGGAAAATTATATAATAGATGATATTCTTAAAATACTTAGTGATGATACAATATATATTCCCAAGAGCGTAGCACAGCGCAGTGATGTATATGATGTCAGCAAGACTTTGTTTGGAGCGATATTCACCGATTGTGTTGATGATCTCAGGGCATACGGAAGTAGTATCGACGGAGAAACAGTCGGTGAAATGATGAAAGCGTATGTTATGGATATGACTATTCCCGATATACAGTGCGAATGCCTGTGTTCATCGGCAATGGCTTCCGCTGCAAGAAGCGAAACTGTTATGCTCATCAATAAAACTGACCTTTCGGAATGTTTGCGGGAAAGACAGGTGATATGAATGCAATACCTCATAACTTCTTTGCTTGAGGTGCTTAATCCGACCAATACGGTTTCAAGGAACAGGCTGCTGTCTTTCGCTATCGGCAATGCAGAAGCAGAGATATATAACTGCCTTATTGCCAAACACGTCTATTACAATAATCTCGGTAAGCTCACGGAGGGCGGCTGGTTCTATTCAACCGTAAAGGATCTTCACCTTAGCAGCGGTTATGCGGAAGATGCACAGAAAACCGCCATACGTCATCTCATCAAGCACGGTCTTATTGAATCGGAGCTTAAAGGCTTGCCTGCCAAAAGATATTTCAGGATAATTCCCGATGCGGATAAGCTTGCATCTCTGTTGAGATCGGGCGAAGAAGCTCAGGAAGCCATTGCACTGAAGTATGATGAAGAGCTTGAAAAGAGAAAGAAGCGCAGATACAACAGAAAGCATCGTCTTGTAGAGGTAACAGCTTCTGATTCCGTTCAGAGCGGTCCCGGCGATGAAAAGTCCAAGGCTGTAACGAACCTGAATTCCGTTTCAGGCGCTGATGATACCGATTCCGCTCGGTTCATCGGTAACAGCGGTGATATTTCTGCCGAAAATGCTTGTTCCGCTGACTACTGGGGAACAAGGTCATCCGAAGCACGGGGTAAAACTAAAGATAATAAAAATCAAAGTAATTGTTTTTCAAATCTTTCATTCTCTCCGCATGCGTGCGATGAAAAGTTTTTGAATGACGGAATGAAAGCGGAAAGCAAATTATCTTTTCTTGAAATTCTCTCGGCTATGGGGCTTGACATTGATGACTGGCATTATATCTACACCCGTGACCCGACTTCCGAAATGGACTTGATATATGTTGACGAGGAAGAACGCAGGACGAAAACTCTTCATATTCCCGAATCATTACGAAGTGACAGAGGCTATGTTCTTACGGCTTTGCAGTATCTTTCGGCATACAGCAATTATGCCTTTGACGATGATATGAAGCCGATGTCTAACAAGAATTTCATAGACATAACGTTGAAAATGCTGACTGAGTTTATTATGGCTGACAGTTTAAGGTTCAACGGGCAGATCATCGGCTACAAGGAAGTTCTTGATACGCTGAACAGTCTTATCCGAGAAAATTCGCTTTATGATTTCATTCTCAGCTTTCAGTACGAATGGAAGAAAATACTGAGAGAAAAAACGGAAAGCAGCATTCGCAACAAGGCAGCATACATGAAGGTTTGCTTATGGGACTGGCTGAAACGCTGGAAAATTGAGGAGTACAATCAGCTTGTGGGATTGGTTTGAGGTGGGGAGTATGATTGAACTTTTTATTGTTGCATTGGTTTTGGAGATTTGCAGGCAGGTGACTTTGTGCAAACTTTATGGCATAAAAAATCAGAGCACCCTTTAAAGTGCTGTGATTATGAACTGCTCGATAAATTGGAATTTATATTATTGAAGCCATATAGGTCCAACAATAAATATCCCCCAAAAGAAAACAGTAATAAGAACAAACGCTTCGGAAACACACCAATAGATTAACTGTGACCTTTTTGTTGTGAGAGGACGAATAAAGTAAATGACTATGACAAATAGCTGTAAAAGGATAAATAAAATGGTTTCCTCTACTACTGGAGAGAAGAAATAGTCAGCACTGCCTTTAGCAGCTGCCTTAAACATAAGCCACATATTAGCGGCTAAAAAAGCTGTAAATGAAAGTATCAGCTTAACAATTGTTTTTTTCATAATGCCACCATAAATCCCGATTTGTCGAGCAGCTTATGCCCGTTAAATAGATTATACCATACTTATCACAAAGATTCAAGAAATATTTCCGCAGAAAGGCAGGTGATCATTTGGAGAACAAAAGCTTAGAGGAGATAGAAAAATCAACAAAAAACTTTCTGAGCACATCGGAGGCGGCAGCCGTACTGGGCATCTCACCGTCAACGCTCAGAAAAAGAGCAGATGAATATTCGGAATTGTTTCCGATACAAAGGGT